ATGAGCTACAATATTTGTATAGTAAATAAAGGAGGGGAGAACATGGGGGGATTTCCAAAGGACCCTGGTGGTCACAGAGTAACCGATCCTGGTGTAGGTTGGCATAACAATCCAGGTGGTGGTTGGAAATACAACGAAGGAACATGATGGAAACGAATTTCTGATCCGGGGACGGGTGTATAAAATAAAGGGGAGAGTGAGATTATGAAATGCTACATAAAAGACCCAGGAGGGGCAGGCGGAAGTCCGTTGTTACTTGATCCAGGAAATGGGGGCGCAGGCTTAAAAATAGAGCCGGGTGGACATAGAATGAATGAGCCAGGTGGTGTAGGTTTAAAAAATAATACTGATCCAGGAGGATGGTAATTATGTTATTGTACTTTAAAGAATCACAGGAACCTGATACTGGTTGGAAGTTATGTGATCCAGGGACAGGAGTGGGGATTTCCGATCCAGGACCGGGCGGGGGATACATGAAAGACCCTGGAACGGGAATATAAAAAAGAGAGCATTATGCTCTCTTTTTTTGTTGATAAAAATTTGTTAATTTTTACCGTTGCGATTGGAAATGTTTTCTACTACAATCGACTCATAACAATTCTTTTTTCTCGTTTAAGAATTGCGTGTAAAACTTGAGTTGTTTACAGAACTGTTCTCGTTGGGATTCATCCAGGCCTGCGAAAACCGTTTGAATTTCACCGAGAACATTTTCTAACTGTTTTTCATTTGTAGTGAATTTTCGTCCCATTAGTGTATCAATAGAGACATCAAAGAATGATGCGATACGATCTAATGATTCCAGATCAGGTTCATTAAAGTTCGTTTCTAGATTACTGATTTGGCTTCTACTTAATTTAACTTTATTACCTAAATCGGCTTGTGTTAAAGAACGTGCATTTCTAAATTTTTTTAAATTTTCTCCAAATGTATTCATGCCTTTATTATAAATAAGGCATTATTTTTAGACTATATATACCAAATAATTTGGCGTAAATAATATGTATGGTTAGTTATTTGGATTTTATTTAAAAACAAACTAGAACAAGTGTTCTTTTAGTGGTAAAATATTCTTAGTGAAAAAATGGACTTTTCGAAAAAAACTTTCTCAACATGATTTGACTATAAACGGAATGAAGATTCTTAATCTTGTGATAAACTGATTTTAAAGAAAAAATTAGAACCAAAAAGACCCATAGCGCAGCAAAAGTAGTGTGCAGCCACTCTTATGCTGTTCCCCTAATACGGTAGGGAAAACACTTGCCATGAGTCAGCACAAGTATAACATATTACATTTAAAAAAACTTAGATGGTATAGTTTTTCTATTGAGAAAATTCAGGGAAGGTGTCTCGCGTTCAAAGGGGGCTTCATTATGAATAAAGTAGCTAGTTTAGGCGGCATTGTTTCAGGTGATGAATTAAATTCAGTAAAGCTTTCAAAAATAACAAATTTATCACAATCAAATTTGTGGAAGACACTGAATGGAAAGGTGCCTATGACTTTTGCAAAATTAGTTAAGATATTAAGTGGACTTGATTCTGAATCACAGAAAATGGAAGTAGTTCAAGAGTTTTTAAAGTATACAGATAAAGAAGCAGATATAAGAATTGCGATGTATTATTTATATCTTTCAGGTTATACGGAATTACTTCATGATCTTGTTGAGAAAGAATATAGACAATCAGTAACTAATAATTACAGAGATATATTCCGTGTTTGTTTAGATAGACAAACTCATTTATTAAGATCAGGAGCATTTCTTAAAGAGATTGAAAAATTACGCACGAAGATAAATTTAAATAAGACAGGTGTGAATATACTTGTAAACACGTTAAGTATATATGGTTATTTTGATTTAGGTGCATATAATGTTTTAACGGTGCTGCAAGGAATGATACAAGAAAAAATTAATGAAATGCCTAAAGGTCTGGAAAAGACATTAAACGAAGCAGAATTAAATATAATCTGCGCATATGCAAAATTAATGCAAGATGAAGTAAAAATGGCTAGAGAATTATTGCAGAATGTACTAGAAAAACAAGAAATTCCATGTTTATTAAAAGCTACAGCACTTAGCATATTTGCTGAAAGTTATATTTTCAGTGAACCTAATAAAGCATTGTATTTTTTTGAACTCTCACTTTCAGAATTAAGGAAGATCGAAAATAACAAATCATTACTAAAAAGAAAATTAGTGGAAAATACAATTGCTTTTTGTTGTATTATTCATAATATTCCTGTAAAATTAGAATATATACATGATGATGCTGAAAGGGCATTACGGTATATTTGTCAAAACAAGAACCGTGATGCTTGCGAAATATTAAACCAAATCAGCAATCGAACTGCAATTCAAGATTTTTATTTATCTATTGCAACGGAGGATGAAGAATTGCGCAGAAAAGCATATCATCGATTCTTGAAGGATGGGAATTTATTCTACATAAAAATTTTTGATATCTTAAAGTGAGGGACAGTGAGGATGAAAAAAATAGTTGCTAGTGTAGTTATTGCATGTACGCTCGCATTATCAGTGTTATCGATAGGTTCGGTATCAACTAAAGATAATCAAGCCGCAGAAAAATTAAAAGAAGTACAACTAATGAAAATGGACCCAGGTACTTTAGGATAATAAATAAATTTAAATGCCATTGCATCTTAAGATGCGATGGCATTTCGTACGTTTAAGGGGTTATTCATTTTCTGCATTTTGGTATTTTTGAATAATTAAGGGTGATGGGGGAAGGGTTAAATGGGGAATCTAATAAAAGAAAATAAAGATATGATTATAGTTGAAAGCAAAATAGAAGCAACATTAGAAAAAATATATAAAGGGGATAAAGAAGCAATGAAAAAACTTGAGAGAATAAAAAAAGCGATGGTTAGCAAATAAGCTATCTATCGCTTTTTTCTTATAACTCACCCTTAATCATAGCTATTATTTCTTCACGCTTTTTTGGATCAAGGTCATTAATTTGTAGCATTATTTCTTTAAGTTCGTCTTTTAAGTCTTTTGATTCATTTGAGTTCAAACTTTTATATTCAGAAATTCCCATGATGTAATCTGCTGAAACACCAGATAAACGAGACATTTTTTCAACTGTCTCTCTTGATGGATTTCTACGACCGTTTTCATATAAAGAAATCATAGTCTTCTTTGCATCTAGAGCTTCAGCGAATTCACGTTGGCTCATCTTGAGAAGTTCTACTCGTATTTCTTTAATTCTAATGCCAATTACATTTTCACCCATATTAAATATTCCTCCCCTAAAATCCATTAACTATAGTTTATGAACCCTCTATATAGAATGTATCAAAAAGGTTTGCTACAAGACAACTAATTTTTTTGAATAAAGGGGTTGCTTGAAGCAAACCCTTAGTATATAATCAAATTAACCAAACAAGATGAAGGTGATAAAACATGATGATACTTGATACTGACAAAGTTAAAGCCTTAAGGACACAGCTAGGATATAGTCAAAGTGATGTTGCTGAAAACATCGGTTATCGAAACAAATCAATATACTGCAACTTGGAATTAGGAAACAGACAACCAAGTATTACTAAATTAGTTAAGTTAGCAAAATTTTTAAATGTAACGACAGAAGAGATTTTGAAGGAGTCAGTATGAGATGACTTATTTTTTTACCTAAGGGTTTGCTTGAAGCAAACGAATAGGTGTTGTTACTTATCATGTAGTATCCCGATTAAATAAAGCACTATGTACTAAATAAAAAGGAGTGGAAATCATGTACCAAATTAAACAACTACCATTCTCACTTAAGGCGGAGGATGTACAGGAAGTTTTAAACATTTCCCGATCAGCCGCATACGCACTTATGAAGAGAAAGGACTTCCCAACAATCGTAATTGGAAAAAGTAAACGTGTTAAAGCTGAAGATTTTCTAAAATGGGTAGATGCACAAAAGGTGGGATCAAACGTTGGTTGAAAGTACATTCAGTCTTTGCATTGTAGCGGTTGTTATAGTGTCATTCGTTGGTGGCGGAACGCTATTAGGAAATTTTATTGAAAAAATTATCAACGAGAACGAACAGTTGGATAAGGAAAATGAACAACTAAGGAAGGTGAAAAGAATATGAGCATGACAGCGCCAGTTCTATCAAAAGACATGCAAAAGAAACAAGTGCTAGATGAGTTCTTAAAGCATTGTGAAGCTATGCAAATCAGAGCGTTAAAGAAATATGATTCAATTGCATTTTTTACATGGATTAAAGAAGCACGTTTAGCAAGACGAGAACTTGCAGCACTATATCGAGCGAAAGAAAAGCATGATGTAGAATGCGAAAAGGACCGTGAAAATATCCTTGGAGTCATTCAGCGATTAAGAAGTCAGGGTGTTGACGCAAGTGTGGTGGAAAGAGCTCATTACACAACTCTTTCAGAGGAGGTGAGTTAGTTGGAAAACATAACAAACCGCCCTACCCCTAGAACGGTTTGCAAAAAAATGACGCAGCACTATTATATCATATCGCTTACTTCGTATGAAACAAGCATATGTGGGTGTTTGTACGAGGAGGCAAATTAATGGCTAAATACAGACATGTTCAAACTACCTTTTGGTCAGACCCAAAGGTTACTGAAGAGATGACACCAGAGGATAGATATTTTTATCTGTACCTAATGACGAATGAACATACAACTCAAATTGGTGTATATCAGATTACAAGGAAACAAATGGCTTTCGAATTAGGTTATTCCATAGAAAGTGCTAAAGCTTTGCTAGATCGTTTTACAAAACATCATGAATTAATAGTGTACAACGAAGAAACCAGAGAAATATGCATACTTAACTGGGGGAAATATAACTTAATTAAAGGCGGAAAACCCATTGAGGATTGTATTCAAAAAGAGTTAAAAACAATTAAGGATTTATCTTTAGTTAAACTTATATTAGATAGAACTAAAAATGATAAATTGGTTCAAAGAATTAGTGTCTTTGCAGGGTTCGACGATACGTCTAACGATACGTCCACGATACGTGGACAAAAAGAAAAAGAAAAAGAAAAAGAAAAAGAAAAAGAAAAAGAAAAATTACAACAAGAAGGACCGCTAGTAGTAGAGAATCTCGCAATTGATTTTTATATGAAGAATTTCGGACATATATCTCCATTCATGGGAGAAGAAATTAATCAATGGATAGATGATCTTAACCAAGCGTTAGTAGTTGAAGCAATGAAAATTGCCTTAGAAAACAATAAACGTAATTGGTCTTATACAAAAGGGATTCTAAAAGATTGGCATCAACAAGGATTTAAAACAATTCAGGACGTAGAAGCAGCGCAAACAGAATTCCGAAGACAACAACAAAGTAAAAAGCGCACTGGTAAAGGTTATACCAAACGAACGGAAGCTGTACCAGAATGGTTACATCAACGGGAAGAACCTGAACTGATACAACAACCTCAGCAAGTTCAAGGTGATGATCTTGAAGATAATCAGAAACGTTTGGATGAGATATTAAGCAAATATAAAAATACTAAAGAGGAGTAAGGTATGAAAACCACAAGTGTTGCAAGAAAAGTGGACGAGCTAGGTCGTGTAGTAATTCCAGTAGAGTTACGCAGAACTTTGGGGATTGATGGAGGTACAGCACTAGGCTTTCATGTTGAAGGGGAAAACATCGTTTTAAGAAAACAAGAAAAGCCATGCTTTGTAACGGGTGAAGTTTCTGAATCAAACATGGAATTACTGGGAGGTCGAATGTTTTTGAGCAAGGAAGGCGCAAGTGAATTGCTGGACATTCTTCAAAAGAGTGAGAAGACTCATGCCTAAGCAATTAAATATTTTCGATGTAGAGCCAGCAATTTGTGAGTTTGATGTAATGAAAGCCAATGTTAAGAAAGGAACTGGACGCGTTACATATGCAGATGTACGTGTCCAAGTTCCAAGAAATGCAAAGGGTACGGATGAATTGCCGCGCACAACTAAACAAGATGATCGCTATGACATCTTTGAACAATATGTAATAGCAATTTGGAGATTTCAAAGAGCTGTAGATAAGCTTTTTAACTGGGAAACAGCAGAAGAATTGTGTAAGGCAGCAAGGGATAAAAAAGAAATAATTCCGGTGCGGATTTATTTAGGGAGTGGATTTAAACCCGATGTTGTCGAGTATATGCGGTAGTAAAAGGGAGAGGAACATATGAAAAAAGAGATTGATGTTACAAATAATAAACTCTTTGTGGTAAAAGACGGTGAGGTACTTGCATTTAACCCACCGGAAAGTGGTTTTGGTGAACAAGTTGTGATTTGGGTTAACGGCAAGGTTGGCCATGTCAAAACTACTTCTAATGAAAAGATAAATTAATTAGCTATTAAAGGGAGTGTTGGAAATGTCGGCTTTTAAAGTTCATATTGCTTTAGAAGAAGTGGATTTCTTATGGGATCAAAGAGAGGTCTTCCGATTTCGGGAGCTTTGGAATAGTAACTACACACTTTTAGAGATTTCCAAAAGGTTTAAAAGAAAGCAAATAGAAGTAGCGGCACTTATTGTAGATCAAGTCGATAAGTTAAAAATCCATAATCGGAAAATGGGTTTAGGACAAGTTGGTGACAAAAATATTCGGAATAAAAAGAAAAAAGAAATGCCTCCTTATGTTTATATCGCCTTAGAAGAAGTAAATTTTATTTGGAATGAGGACGAAATAGAACGTTTTAAAGATTTATGGAAAAAACGATTTAACGTTGAAGATATAGCAAACAGGTTGGGAAGGCATCAAGTTGAAGTAGCAGCATTAATATTGGATCAATTTGGCTTAGAATACATGCTTAATTGTTTAATAGATACGGAAAAAAGAGTTGCTTAATTAAATTATTGAGGGAGCGGTTGAAAATGAATTTAACTAGAATATTCAAAATGCAAAAAGTGTTAGATATAAGGATTGTTAAGGAGCATGGATTGGAAGGGGAAAATTTATTTTATAATATGATCCTTGCTCTACAGGTTGAAATTGGTGAACTTGCAAATGAAACAAGATGCTTTAAGCATTGGAGCAATAAAGGTCCTAGTGAAAAAGAAATCATTTTAATGGAATATGTAGACGGGTTGCACTTTATAGCATCATTAGGAAATGGTATTGGATTTAAACCTGGAGATTATAATTTAGCAATATTGGAACTTAAGTCAAGAGTTTACGCATCAAATTCTATAGTCAATCAATTTAATAATGTATATGAAGCTGTATCAGAGTTTCGAGCAACTCAAGGTATCGAGCTGTATGAAGAGTTACTATATTCCTTCTTAGGGTTAGGTAGAAAATTAGGATTCACATTTGAAGAAATTGAACAAGGCTATTACAAGAAGAACGAAGTAAATCATCAGCGTCAGAATAATGGGTATTAGGAGATGAAGGGTATATGCATAGATGTAGACCATTCAGCGTTACTGGGAATAAATGAAGAATATTTTTTATTCACAGCAAAGCCCAATCATTACTTTGTCAGCAAATTTGATCGTAAAGAATCGCATTTTGGATGTTACCCAGCAGAGAGATTTCAAGTGGTGGAAAAAGAAGTTTGGACACCAGAACCGCAAGTTAATATACCTAATTTAGATAAAGGTTTACTGTATAGAGCGCAACTGATTTGGCGAACAAAAGGTTATAAAAATAAATCGCTTAAGGATTATATTATAAAGCCTAAAGGTAATCATTGTTTCTTCTGGCATGATCGTGAGCGTAAAAAATTATGCGGATGTTTTCCAATCCATTGGTTTGCTAATTTTGAGGAATTGGCAGCAGAGCCAGAGGAAATTAACGAAACATCAAAGCAGGAACTTGTTTCATTGTTAGAAAGACCGGGTGGTCAACTAGCATTCTTTTAAAATTTGAATTTTATAAGAAAAGGGGAATGAGAGACATGAAATGGATGTACAACCTTGATAGTAATAATGAGATTTGGACAAGTGATAAATATGAAACAAAAGAAGAAGCTATTCAAGCAGCTTTAAAAGATTGGACAGATAGAATGGTAGCGGATAGAGCGGCAGTTGATAATGAATTCCAAATTGGGCAATTCAAACAGTATGCGCCATGGATCAATGCAGATGTGTTGTTGGACGAATTGTATGAACGGGCAACCGATGAATGCGGAGAAGTTGCAGAATCTTGGCTTTCAGGTGTACCGATGGAAGAAGGGGAAAAGCTTCAAGAACAAATTAATAAGGTAGTTACAGAATGGCTAAAAGGAATAAATGAGCATCCTAGCTTTGGTTCAATTGAAAATATTGAAACGTTAGATGCTAGCAAAATTGAATATAAAGAAAACTAAACAAAAGCGTTATTTTAATAAAAATTGGGGGAATGAGAGATGAAAAAATATACAGGATTCGAAGCAATTGAAAGATTGAAAACAAATGTAATTGATGATGGTAAGTCGCTTTATAGATACAACATGGAATTAAATTTAATTGAATTTAGTATGAAAGAACCTGAACTACCATGGCAAAACGTGATCATTGATATTTCGTTCTTCTTCAGTAGAGAATTTGTAGATTATGTAGAGCCGTTAGAAGTTGGGGACTGGGTATGTCATGAAGAAGATGCATTGATCGGAAAGGTTACTAAAAAAGAAGGGCGGTATGTAGCTACAGACAATATGCGTGAGGGATTAGCGTCATATTGGGATGACGGACTGAGGAAAGCAGATCCAGAAGAAGTCGCACTAGAAAAGCGCCGTAGAGTATTTAAAAAGCATGGACGTGCTATAGATGAATTTAAAGAAGGTGACATTGCAACGCCAGCAGATAACGATAAGGCCTTGCTGCTTATAGAGGATTATAATCGTCAGAAAAACACAGTGAAAATAGGCGGGACTTACTACACTGCCCTTGATTTAAATCCGTTATATTTTATAGAAAACAAGGTGAAGATAGAAAACTGATTTTTAATAAAATAGTTATTTGAGAGAAAGGGATTATCTGAGATGAGTTTCAGCTAATCCCGAACCAATCATAGAAAGGAAAATGTATATGCAAGCGAAGGCAATGCTTAAAATTATTAAACTAATAAAAGCTAATGTTTTGGCTGTACCTTTCGGAGCCAAAATAGCCAAAATAATTGAGATAGGTATCAAAATTAAAAAAGGACCGGCAAAATACAGATTGAAAAATAAGAATGCAGTTAAAAACATTGAAATGAAACCAAAGTATTCTCTCATTGCGTTATCCCTTCTCGAAAAGTAAATAATACAGATTATACCATAGGGAAAATGAATCAAAGTGATTTTTCAATAAAAACGCTATTTTATTAGAAAGCGAGGTGAGAGGATGAGTCTTACTTTTATAGACTTATTCGCTGGTGTGGGTGGTTTTAGATTGGGCATGGAGCAGGCAGGTCATAAATGCCTTGGATATGTAGAATGTGATCCAAGATGTGAAAAATGCAAAAAGTTTACAAAACACACCCCTAGTAAAAAACATAATCACACAATATGCACGGAATGTGGAAAAGAAAAGAGACAGCATGCAAGATTTTCTTATGAATCAATTCATAATGCGAAAGGAGAATGGACGGCATATGACATTACAACTGTTACAAACGACGATTTACGATTACTTAGAGGACAAGTCGATGTTATCTGTGGTGGATTCCCATGCCAAGCCTTTAGCATTGCCGGAAAACGATTGGGCTTCGCAGAAACTAGAGGAACTTTGTTCTTCGAAATTGCTAGATTCGCCAAAGAAATCCAACCACGGTATTTATTCCTTGAGAACGTCAGAGGGTTATTATCACACGACAAAGGGAACACGTTCGCTACAATCCTTTCCACCTTGGATGAGCTTGGGTACGATGCAGAATGGCAAATACTTAACAGCAAAGATTTTGGAGTCCCACAAAACCGTGAGAGGGTGTTCATTATCGGACATTCTCGAAGACACAGTAGACGAGAAATATTTCCTATCAGACGAAAAAACGAAACCGCTATTGAAATCGTTGGATATTTAAGTGAGGGATATAAAGATGTTAATTATGTACTAGATCCTAAAGGGTTAGCTAAATGTTTGTTGACAATGGGCGGTGGAAATAGAGAACCTAAAGTTTTAGTAAAGGGTAATGTTAATCCTTCTAGAAACGGAATGAACGGACAAGTTTATGATTCGGAAGGGCTAGCTCCAACGTTAACAACTAATAAAGGGGAAGGACCAAAAATTATTCAACCGGTCCTTACACCAGATCGAGCAGAAAAAAGACAGAATGGCAGAAGATTTAAAGAACCTGGAGAACCGATGTTTACTTTAACAACTCAGGATAGACATGGTGTGCTGATAAGGGAAGCTACCAAGAAAGGTTATGCTGAAGCTGAGATTGGCGACAGTATTAACTTCTCAAACCCAAGTAGCAAAACAAGAAGAGGGCGAGTAGGAAAAGGTGTAGCTCAAACATTAGATACATCTTGTAATCAAGCGATAATTGAAAATAAACCGCCTTATCGCATTCGGAAGCTTACACCAAGGGAATGCTGGAGACTACAGGGATTTCCTGATTGGGCGTTTGATAAAGCTCTGGAAGTGAATTCAAATAGTCAGCTTTATAAACAAGCAGGGAACTCAGTGACTGTACCAGTCATTTATGAAATAGCAAAGAGATTAGTATAAAAATTTCATTTTGTGAAAAGGGGATTAGAATGAACGATTATTATCTTGTTAGAAAAGGGAAATTATGGGTAAGTGATGCAGGGACGACACATGATGATATGCAAGCCCCATTCGATGTAATTACAGTTTCGGGTGAAAAGAGGTTAGCGAAAAAATTCAATTCAAAAGCATCAGCAACGTATTGTGCAGAAGTTTTAGGATTTATCCTTATTGAAGTAAAGGTTGAAATGAAAGAAATTGAAACTGAAATAGCTAGTTATTCATAATAAAGAGCAGCTAGCAAAAGCTAACTGCTCAGGTTAAGAAATGGGTTGTCTACAGTATTAACGGAATATTGAGTTTTATTCAGGGGAGGACAAGAAAATGATCAAAGGTGAATTAGTTTTACATCAAAAAGAAGATGGCAGTGTTCAGTATAGAGATGATTTAAGTTTTATGTGGTGTGCTTGTGGCAAACCAGCAAACAATCACTTTCCGGAAGAAGAAGGGCATTGGAAATTTCAATGTGAGAAATGTGCTCATGGTAAGAAATAAGTGATTTTGATTATAGTTTACTCGATTTTATGGTCAATGGGTTTAATGGTGTTCAGCGCAAGCGCAACAATATTTGCTTGCGTTGAAACATCACGGAGAGTGGCTTGGTGGGCGATAGGTAGTTTTGTAGTATTAGCTTTGTCGAGTTATGGAATAGTGCGAATGATTATAGAAGTTGGAGGTGGCAAATAAAAAATGACTGAGAAAATAATTACTATCAATATTCCGCCAGTTGAAAAGTGGACGTTAAGAGATCTTAAATCAGTTTGTCGCCATCATAAAATAAGTGGTTATGCAAAAATGAGTCGCGATCAGTTAATAGTACATGTAAGAGAAATACTTGGACATACAGAAAACTGAACAAAATAATCCTTTTAATAGAAAGTGAGGTTAGGAGAATGGCTAATTTAAAGAAACGTAAAACAAGAAAAGCGATTGCTCGTCGTGCGAAAGCCGTTGAGAAATACCACGTTAATAAAGCTTGGAGAAATCTCTTTGTACAAGCAGGTATTATTAAATAAATGAAAACCAAATACAGTCCGGCTAGAAAACTAGAGGACACCAATTCATTAAAGCAGCAAGTAAAGCTGTTTTAGGAATAGGTGTCCTTTTTATTTTGAAAAGGGAGATGGGGAAATGAAGGTGTTAAAGGATCAGCTACGTGAGTGGAAAAAGCAATCAAAACAAGCAAAGAAGAAAGGCAAGAAAAAGCGCAAAGAGAAATTTAGTACTCGTGAAATTGAAGAGTTAATGGGAGTTCATGGACCACGTTATGAACGCAGACGTGGAGCATTAAGACAAAAATAATAATAATGGAGGAATTTAATATGAATAAACAACTATCATTTAAAATGCCAATCGTGGATGGGAAAAGAACAAAACAAGAAATTGAAAAAGTATTCAATGAGTATCGTACATATTTAGCAACAATGCCATGTGATATGCTGCCAAAAGTGACACCGTCATATTCTATTGTTCCTCCATCAATTACAAACGAGTTTAATAGTTCAACTGAAAATATTGCAATTGAAAGAATTGAGTATGAACAAGAAAGAAATAAATTTATGAGTTGGTTGTATGATGCTGTGAATCGCCTAAGAGATGATGAACGTGAGGTAATCGTGAAGTTTTATATGGAAGATGACATTGGATATGACCCAGATATCTGGATGGATTTAGGTATAGGTAAAACAAAGTATTACAAGTTAAAAGGTCGTGCGATATTGCGTTTAGCTTTCAATCTAAAGAAAGAGGTATTTCAAAAAACACGTAGACAAAAAGAGGGGCAAAATGTATGAACATTGTACAGCCGATTCGAGATAAAGAAATAATACAAGAAATAAAGGAATTCTATAAGAAGCAGAATGAGAGGAACTACATTCTGTTTCTTCTCGGTATTAATACAGGATTCAGAATATCGGATATATTGCGTTTACGTGTTAGGGATGTTGAGGGGTGGAATATTGTAATACGTGAAAAGAAAACAAGGAAGATTAAAGATGTGAAGATGCCTACAGAACTGAAGAGAGCTATCAGGAATTATACAGAAGGGAAACCGAAAAATGAATATCTGATTAAGAGTAGAAATGGAAAGAATAAACCGATTACTCGTGCAATGGCTTATGTAATATTAAATCAAGCTGCAGAAAAGTTTGGATTAGAACGAGTAGGGACTCATTCGCTTAGAAAAACATATGGGTATCATCATTACAAACAATTTAAAGATGTAGTCGCTTTGCAAAAGATGTTAAATCATACTGATCAGAAAGAAACATTGAGATATATCGGAATGGAGCAAGATACATTAAATGATTATCAAAGGAAGTTTAGAATCTAATTCCTTTATTTTTTTATCACTTATTGAATTAGCTTTAAACGGAAAGTGTCAAATTCATTTTGATAAAATGCGAAAGATATTGATATATCTAAGGTTAAACGGAATAGGTGAATTTAACACAATCTAGTTTATAGCTAATTCATTTTTAAGTATTTTCGATTGTAAAGTAAAAATATGTATGAAATTTAGGGTTATTTCTTACTTAAAATATATAAATCGTTTAAAATATTAAGTGATGTAAATTATTACTATTAAGGAAAGTCGAGGGGTATTATGTATTATCATATTAGAATTAATTTAACAACTAGAGTTCAAGAGTCAAAGTTTAATATTACATTTGAAGAACTTGAAGAACGTTACCTTTCAAGGTATAGAAAAGGCGAAGATTTTACATTAAACGGAAGGGTAATAAAAATAAATGATATTCAAAAAATGAGTATAAATGTATCTGAGAATGAAAATGAATTGGATATTCTGGTAGATAGAATCGAATATGAAGATCAAAAGAGCTCTATCGTTAGAGTAGGTGGCCCTTCAAGAAAATGGAGAGCAGCAGGGAGATTGAAAGATGTAAGTGACGAGCTTCTTGAAGGACCTCCAGGTTATATGTTAAAAGAAGAAACAGAGGTGGCAGCTAGCGTGGAAGTTGATAACACTAAAGTATTCATCGTACATGGACATGATGATAATTTAAAACAGCAATTAGAAATATTCTTGAATGGTATTGGTATAAAGCCTGTAGTATTACATAGGGAAGCTAATGAAGGGTTAACAGTTCTTGAGAAGTTTGAGAAACATTCAGATGTTCAATATGCGTTTGTTCTATTAACTCCTGATGATATAGGGTGTAGTGTGAAGGAAAGAGCAAAATCCGTAGAAGAATATAGCTTTAGAGCTCGCCAAAACGTAATTTTTGAATTGGGATTCTTTATTGGAAAATTAGGAAGAGCTAAGGTTTGTACTCTTTATAAAGAAGGTGTGGAATTACCGAATGATATATCAGGTCTGGTTTATCAAAAAGTAAATGATAATATTGAAGATGTTGGATATCATATTATGAAAGAATTAAGGGCAGCTGGATTAAAAGTTACGTATTAATAAAATCGCGAACTATTTGCGGACTATTTGTGAACTATTTACGGACACGCTTTGGTTTTTAATATGATATATTTGTATTGTGAGAAGTGGCGGAAAACACAACTCACTATGTTGTTTCTAAAATTCTAAACGGTTCGTAATGACGGCGCATAAAATCCGAAACCAGCAGATGGTATTGATTGAATGCTACCGTTAATAAGGAGAGCTTTTGCTCTTCTTTGAGCTAATAACATCCTAGGTAGATAGAATGAGGGGAATCTGATAAGTTTGCCGATAGTGTCTGTCGTGGTTGTTAGCTGAGAGAATAATAAAACTTCACGTACCGTAATTGAAATGTAAATGAATAATCGTGAAAAAAAGCATCCATTTGGGTGCTTTTTATTTTGAAGGAGGATTAAATAATGGATTTAACATTAGAAGGTATAGAGAAGTGTTTTAATGAGGCTGTAACTGAACAGGCGAATTATGTAGCTGTTCAAATTGAAATGGATGGATTTCCTAGTGATGAAGTAATTATTAACGACAAACATAACATTGAAACTAAACTGGAGTATTACAAGAAGACGTACAATGAGGATTTAGAACATAGATATGCTCCAGGTATCCGTATTGTTGGATATGTATATGGTTATTCATTCTCAGGAATTCAACGTGAGTTAGGATTATCAGTAGAATAATGATTAAACAAATAACAATTAAGGAGTGTTGAAGAATGGAAAAACAAAATATTATTTCAGCTTACATTGATATTGATACGACAGAAGCAAAAGCGAATGTTGAAGAACTTACATTAGCTATCAATGAATGTGTGAGTGCATTCGAGAAGTTAGAGAAGGTTATGAACAAATATACAGGAGAAACTGAGACTGTCGAATTGTATTGTGATGGTGAAGTCATAGATCAAACGATAGTTCAAAGTAATGACTGAAAATAAAATTAAACAACAACGAAAGTACTATGATAAATACAATCGGGATAAAGAAGCAAAGAAGTTCTATGACAGCACAGCGTGGCGAAGATGTAGAGAGCTCGCACTGATACGAGACAGCTACCGATGCCAAGAGTGTATGAAGCGTGAACCATTGATACCAGTACCTGCTGATATGGTTCATCATATCAAAGAAAGAAGTGAATATCCTGAACTTGCATTAACATTAGATAACTTAATTAGTTTATGTAATGCATGTCATAACAAAGAGCATCCTGAAAAGGGTGGAGGGAAAAAGAAGAAAAAAAGAAAGATATCAGTTGTAAAAGTAAAAGCAAATACAGAATTGATATAGCCCCCCTCCTTTTATTGTTTAGAGCCGTTTCCGCCCAGACCGGATGCCTCCGTCGTACGTAGCGCAAGTGGTGTTTCTAAAGGGGGGGTAAACCCTGAAAACAAGGGCTTTTTATTTTTGAGTCAATACTTTTTATCCATAAAATGTAAGTGAGGTGATATCGTGGATAAAGGATTGATAGAGAGGAAACCACCTACTCATTTAAAAAAAGTAGGAAAAGACACTTGGATTCGTATTTGGTCTGTACTAGAAGTGGAAGGTAAGGCAGATAAAAATGATCCCATTGTAGTTGAAGCGATTGCTTTCAGTTATCAAATGTTTAGGGAAATGGCGGCCAATGTTAAAAAAGAAGGGCTGACAATGGAGTATACAAATAAAGCAGGTGCTACAAATCTTACTAAGCACACTTTGATACCAGAGATACCTAAGTATTTACAGCAGATTCGTCAATACTTAGGAGAGCTAGGGTTGACTGGGGCAAGCAGAAAAAAGCTTCAAGAAGAATTAACTGGAGATTCTGATGATGATTACGACAACTTCTAAGCCATCTGAAATAGCGAATTGGTATAAAAATTGGCGGAATGAACAGATACAGCATTTTCATATTTTGGTAGATCCATCTCCTGAACTAAGAACAACTTGGTATGCAGAACAAGTTGTAAAAGGAAACATAATAGCTAGTAAGAAAAATATCTTGTCTTGTCAACGTCATCTAAATGATTTGAAGAGACAAGGGACTGAGGAGTTCCCTTGGGTTTTTGAGGAAGAAAAAGCTCATAGACCGATACGATATATCGAAAAGTTTTGTCGTCCATCAAAAGGTGACTATAAAAGGTTAGTTCTTCAACCGTGGCAGCACTTTGTTATAGGTTCTTTGTATGGATGGGTTCATAAAGATACAGGTTACAGGCGCTTTCGTGAGGGCCTTATTTTTATTGGACGTAAAAACGGAAAAACTACAATGATTTCTGGTTTGTCCAATTATGCTGTTGCAAAAGATAACGAGCCAGGTGCTCGTGTTTATGTTTTGGCAAATACAAAACAACAAGCGGGAGAATTATTTGATGAAAGTCGTGCAATGGTTCAAAAATCACCCCTTCTTCGGAAACATTTACGCGAAAATCAGAAAGGGATTTTCCATGATAAAACGCATTCTAAAATTGAACCTCGTGCATCGGATAGTAAGAAACTAGACGGATTAAATACACACCTTGGTATTTTTGATGAAATACATGAATTTAAAAACTTTAAGTTAATCAATGTTATTAAAAAATCACGTGGCGCACGTAAACAGCCCATGATTGTTTACATTACTACGGCAGGATATCAACTTGAAGGACCACTTGTTCAATACTATGAAATTGCAACTGATGTGTTGGAAGGTGTTATCGACCAAGATAGAAAGTTTTATTTCATGGCTGAAATGGATAGCGTGGATGAAATTGAGAATCCTGAACTATGGATTAAAGCAAATCCTAATATGGGAGTTTCACTAGACCTTCCATCGCTTATTGATGATTGGAATACAGACAAACATACAGATGCTGAAAAATACGACTGGATTACAAAACAATTTAACATCTTTGTTGATAATGATGAAATGTCCTTTGTTGGTATTGAGATATTAAAAAGAAATAAAGAAGTTATTGATATAAAGGAATTAGCTGGTAAAGAATGTGTTGCAGGTTATGATTTGTCTTCATCAGAAGATTTTACAAGCGCTTGTCTAGAGTTTCCTTTAGATGATGGAAAGGTTTTTGTGCTATCTCATAGTTGGGTTCCGCAAGCTAAAGTTGACCGTGATAATGAGGACATCGAATATAAAGAGTTTAAAGATAAAGGTTGGTTAACTATTATTCCTGGTGAATATGTGAAATACGAGTATGTTTATGATTGGTTTGTTAAGCAATCCGAAAAGTATTTCATAAAGAAAATCACTTATGATCCGGCAAATGCTTATCGTTTAAATGAAGATTTGAAAGCATATGGATTTGAAACAGAACCAGTTCGGCAGGGGCATTTAACTTTAAGTCCAGCATTAAAAGATGTAAAAGAATTGTTATTGGATGGCAAAATAATCAGTAATAAAAACCGTCTTTTCCGTTGGTATATGAACAATGTAAAGCTTGTGGAAGATCGGAATGGAAACTTTTTACCTTCGAAACAGAGTAAATATCGTAAAATTGATGGTTTTGCAGCATTTCTAAATGCTCATACAGAAGTAATCCCGATGTTAACTCAATTACAAGGTGATGGAAATATTGAATTTGTATCAGTTAGCGATCTTTTTAAATAGAAGGGCGGTGAGAAATTGAAAATGTTAGATCGTGTGAAGGGAGCATTAAAAGGTGCGGCCGCCGGGTGGAAAGGCGCGGGATTTGACTTCTCTTCATGGTTTGGAAGAAAGTTCTGGGGTATTGATAATGCAAAATTAGCTACAAACGAGACGATTTTCAGTGTAATTAGTAGATTATCGAATACGGTAGCATCTTTGCCATTAAAGCTTTATAAGGATTATGACACTATTGTTAATCAAGTGTCTGATGTTGTGATGAATGAACCCAATCCAAACATGACCGGATTTGAATGGATAAATAAAATTGAAGTTTCAAGAAATGAAACTGGAAATGGATATGCAGCTATCGTTCGTGATATTCGATTTCAAGTGGAAGCATTAATCCCTATTGAATCCGCTTATGTAACACCTTTTATAAATAGGGATGATAATAATTTGTGGTATGAGGTACGTGGGATTGAAGGTACGTATTACATCCACAATATGAACATGTTTCATGTCAAACACATCACAGGTATTTCAAGATGGAAAGGTATTTGTCCAATTGATGTTTTGCGAAATACTCTTGAATATGATAAGGCAGTACAAGAATTTAGTTTGTCAGAAATGCAGAAAAAGGATAGTTTTATTTTGGAGTATGGAGCGAACGTGGATAGTGATAAGAGACAAAGGATTATTGATGACTTTAGACGTTTTTACCAAGAAAATGGCGGTATTTTATTTAGAGAACCAGGTGTAAATATAGATGAAATGGAGCGGAAATACTTTGCTTCAGACACGTTAGCATCAGAACGAATTACACGTTCACGAGTTGCTAACGTTTTTAATGTTCCGGTCACATTTTTAAATGACACTGAAGGACAAAGCTATAGCAGTAATGAACAGTTGATGATTCAATTTGTTCAAATGACTCTAACGCCTATTGTTCGTCAGTATGAGCAAGAAATGAATCGTAAGTTGCTAAATAAAAAAGAACGCCAAGAGGGACATTACTTTAAATTCAATCTTGGAGGGCTATTAAGAGGTGATACAGCTTCAAGAACAGCGTATTATCAAGCGGCAATTAGGAGCGGATGGTTATCACAAGATGATGTGCGCCAAAAAGAAGACGAACCACCTGTTGGTGGTAATGCTTCGAAACTTTGGGTAAGTGGTGATTTATATCCAATTGATATGGAGCCAACTCAACGAAAGGGGGTGAAAAACAGTGGCAAAGAACAAGCAGAATAAGTTTTTCCAAATGAAAGCATCCGCCAATGGTAAAACGGCTGATGTTTTTATTTATGGAGAAATTACAAAGTATGCATGGGAAGAGTATGGCGAGGTATCGTCTATTACTTTTAAAAATGAACTGGATGAATTAGGTGATGGTATTGAAACGATTAACCTTTACATCAATAGTCCAGGTGGATCTGTCTTTGAAACAATGGCTATTATCGCAATGTTACAACGACATCCAGCAAAGGTTATTTCCTATATTGATGGCATAGGTGCTTCTTGCGCATCAGTATTACCGATGATTTCAGACAAAATAATTATGTATGCTAATTCAATGTTGATGGTACACAATGCATGGACATATGCATCAGGAAATGCTGATCAGCTACGTAAAGCAGCGGATGACATTGAACGTATTAACCAATCGATGGTGCAACACTATTTAACTCGTGCTGGTGATAAGTTAGATGAAGATATATTAAAACAATTACTAGATGCAGAGACGTGGTTATCGGCTGATGAAGCTATGGAGTATGGACTTTGTGATGAAATTATCTCAGCAAATAATGCCGCAGCATGTCTAGATGAAAAATGGGTGAAGGAATACAAAAATATTCCACAACAATTAGTAAATACACAAGCAAACGTATCGCCAAACGAAATGTTAGAACGACAAAAAATTGCCGAAGAAGCGAAAGCTAACGCGGACTATATAAACACAATTTTAGGAGGAATTCATTCATGAAAATGAAAAAAAAATTTCGATTAGCAATTGGTAACTTGCAACACTTTTCAAAGAATACATTATTTGAATTAAAACAAAATTTATCTACTATTGGCCAACAGCTACAAAAAGTAGAGAGTGAGCTTTCTCAGAAGGCGATTGATCCTTCCGCAAGCATGGAGAGTCTTCAAGTGTTACAACAATCCAAGAAAGACCTTCAAATGCGTTTCAATGTAATTAAAGAACAACATGACACAATGGAAGCTGAACAAAAAGCACAATTTCAAAATCAAACTGGTTTGCAATCTATTGAAGATCCAAAACAAAAGGTAGTTGCAGCGAAAGCAGAATTGGTTCGAGCTACAATTCGTGGAGGTACTTTATCACAAGAAGCACGAGCGGCTCTTGGTGATAAAAATTCAACAGGTGGAGAAAAGATTCTTCCGACTACAATGACGAATGAATTATTGCACGAACCGTTTGTTAAAAATCCATTAAGAGATGTATCTACATTTACAAGTGTAACGAACCTTGAAATTCCTAAAGTGACATTTACATTAGATGATGATGATTTTATTGCTGATACAGCAACAGCAAAGGAATTGAAAGCAGAAGGTGATGTTGTAACCTTTGGACGTAATAAATTTAAGGTGTTTGTACCTATTTCAGAGACTGTTTTAGCAGCAACTGATACAAACTTAGTGCAAACTGTAGATCAAGCGTTAGAAAGTGGTTTAGCAGCAAAAGAGAAGAAAGTAGCATTTGCTACAACGCCTAAAGCTGGAGAAGAATCTATGTCGTTCTATAAAGCTGGCATTAAGTCAGTTAAAGGCGCAACTTTATATAAAGCTATTAAGTCAGCAGTTGCAGATTTACATGAAGATTTTCGTGAAAATGCGACTATTGAGATGCGCTACACAGATTATCTAGAAATAATTGAAACACTTGCTAATGGTAGTGCAACTTTATATAATGCTCAACCAGAACAAGTTTTAGGAAAGCCAGTTAAGTTCTGTGATTCAGCAGTGAATCCAGTTGTTGGTGATTTCCGATATTCTCACTTCAACTACGATCCAAATATGATTTATGATCGTGACAAAGATGTAAAAACAGGTATTGAACTATTTGTTTTAACAGCTTGGTTTGACCATAAAATCAAACTGAAATCAGCATTCCGTATAGCTGAAGTGCAGACTACACCCTAATCCTCCCCAAGGACCAACAGGGTTAAAAGTTGATTCTACAACAGTAACAACGACCAACATTAGTTGGTCTCCTGTTGTGTATGATGGGGGCATTAAAGAGTATCAAATACTTCGCAATGGAAAACAAGTAGGGACTTCAGTAACAGCGACCTATAAAGACACAGGCCTAACTGGTGATACAACATATTCTTATCAAGTGAAAGCAGTTGGAAATAATGGATCGAATTCTCCGTTAAGCGTTGAATTATCAGCGAAAACCAATGCTTCAGGATCATAGGTGATTATATGTTAGAGCTATTAAAAAGAAAAATGAAAATCGATGGAGATGAAGAGGATACAGATATTCAACTTCTAATCGATGGAGCAAAAGAATCCTTATTACAATCAGGTGTTCCTGAAAGTGAAAAGGCACTATATAAAATCGCGGTAATAACGCATGTTTTATTAAACTATGAGAATCAAGATAAATCATTAAATGTCCCTGCATTAAAGCAGTCGCTAGAAACCACCATATTACAATTAAGGGATTACAATAGCGGTGATAACCAATGAATCCAAGTAAATTAAATAAACGTATCATACTAGAACGAAAATCATCAGAAACAAAAGATGAGGAAGGCAACGCTATTCCATCTGAATGGAAAGAGTTCGTTAAGGTGTGGGCAGAGGCTAAAACGCCATTTGGTACAGGGTTTAGATCAGAAATATTTCAAGGGAATGCAGAGTTTGTTATTAAATTAATAAATTTTACAATCCGATATCGAAAAGGCATCAATTCAGCAATGCGTGCAAGGTATGATGGCAAGCTATATGAGATTAAGTCAGTTATTGATATCGACGAACAGCATAAGGAAATGTGCTTAATTTGTGAGGAGCAATCCAATTGGCAGAATTAGAGGTCTTCGGTATAGAAGAATGGATTCGTGAATTAGAGGGTTTAGGTCAAGATGTCCCTAAAATTACAAAAGAAGCATTAAGAGCAGGTGCGGGAGTATTTAAGCAGAAGCTAGAGTTTAATTCTCCAGTAGGACCTGAACCAAATACACCAACACCAAAGCAACCGTGGTGGGATGGGAAACATGCTAAAAATGCTATCGAAGAGGGAAGAGTCGTAAAAAAAGGCGGCTCTTATTTCGTTGAAATAGGATGGGATAAAGCGGATCGATCACCTCACTTCTATATGAAGTTTCAAAATTGGGGAACTAGTAGAAACCCTAACCCTCCACATAAAGGCTTTGTAGAGAAAACATTGGTTCAGAGTGAAAAAGAGGTGTTGCAGGCAATGGAACGAGAATTTATGCGTAGGGTCACAGGACGATGAGGAATTTCAATAAAGATGTGTTCGATGTATTACGTACAGATGTTTTTATTAAATCTGAGCTAGGCGGAGAGTTCATATATCAGTTTGTAAAAGGTAACGATAATACATCTATATGGATTACATTTTCTGAATTAAATACATCTTCAGGAATGTATGCGGAGAATGAGGAAAAAACCTCAAACGTTATGTACCAAGTTGATATATGGTCAATGTCACCAATCAAAACACAACTAAAAACCGCAGTTCAGGCAGCTATGAAAAAGCTGTCTTTTCAGCGTTTAAGTACCTATCCAGATTATGAAATGGATACAAAAATTTATCGATATGGCTTTCGTTTTGTAACGGAAGTCATAAATTAGGGAGGATAAAAAATGATTATTGATTTTAGGGATTTACATTATGCGGTTTTAACTGAAACGCCAGATGGTAAATATACTTACACTACACCGAAAAGAATCGGGAAAACAGTTAGTGGTAAAGCTTCACCTAAGGCAGAAGGAGCAACTTTTTATGCAGAAGGTGGACCAGCAGCAACAGCTAGTGCATTCGGTGGTACTGAGATCGAGTTAGAAGTTGATAAGTTGTCTTTAACGGTTTACGCGGAATTATTAGGTAAAAAGGTTGTAAAAGGTCAAGTTGTTGATAATACAAGTGATGTTCCTCCGTATGTAGCATTGTTATATCGTTTGCCATACGATAACGGGAAAAATCTATATGTATGTTATTACAAAATGAAGTTTGAACTTCCAAGTGATGAACATAAAACAGCAGAAGACAAACCAACATTCCAAAGTGCAAAAATTAAAGGTAAAGCAATTCAACGTGCGGATGGTAATTGGAGACATCGATTAGATGAAGAAGAAGTTGGATTTGATGCAGCAGTTGCGGCGAATTGGTTCAAAGCAGTACCAACTCCACCTGTAGTAACACCTTAATAAAATAAGAATAATGGGATGGCAAATGTCATCCCTATTTTAATGTAGGAGGAAAAGTGCATGAAAATTACTTTACAGAATGTAGAAGGTCAAAAGGATTTTTATTTACCACAGTTTATTCCGGGTTCAGCAACTTTTGAAGCATCTACACTAGCAGATGAGCTACAAGCGGACCTTGTTCCAAAAGAAATTATTGAAAAAGCGGCTAATTTCGTAGCTCGTGTGTACGGAAACCAGTTTACGGCACAGGAATTTGTTGATGGTACTCATGTATGGTTTTTAAGCCTTACCATTCTTTCTATTTGTTTAACAATCATGGGTCGTTTAAATGAGGCAATTACAGTGATGGAAACAGTGGATGATGCGAAAAAAAAGTTGATGAAACAACTAGAGATGAAACCAAAAAGAAAACAATCAGGTATCAAGACATCGTAATCGATATATACAACGTACTTATGGATGCAGGAATGACACAAAACCAAATTAATGAAATGGATATTGCGTTTTACTTTACCTGTTTGGCTAAAAAGCAAAAGACAAATCGAGTGACATCGGCAAATCAAGCGCCAGCATGGTTGTAAAGGTAGGTGAGAATTGAATGGCATTAGGTAATAATACAATAGGTGGTCGCGTCCGGTTGGATACTGATCAGTTTGAAAACGGGATTGCAGGTATTAATCGAAGTCTGAAACGAATTGATGCTGAGTTTAGAAATACTTCAGAACAATTACGTGGCGTTGGTTCTGAGATGGATCAGTTGGAGAATAAGGCAAATCATTTAAATCAAAAGATTGAAGCACAAACACAAAAAATGAAGCATTATGAGCAAGCTTTAAGGATTTCACAGCAAAAACAACAAGAAATGCGCCAAAAGTGTGAGCAATTAGCTACATCAATGCAACAATTGGAACAAGAAATACAGCAAAGTACACAAGCATATGGGAAAAATGCGCAAGAGACAAAAGATTTACAAGCTCAATATAATCAACTACAGCAAGAATATAAACAGGGTACACAATCTTTACAACGATTAACAGCACAAGTTTCTCGGAATGACACAGCCTTTAATAACGCTTCAGCAGCTTTACATCGTTATCGTAATGAATTAGGTGACACCCAAGAAAGAATGGAACAGTTGGGCAACGCTTCTGGAAGAATACGAGAGCGCATGAACGAAGTTGGAAACACAATGCAGGATACCGGCTCAAGAATTAGTCAAGGATTTGGAGCAGCAGCAGTTGGTGTAGCAGCAGGTGTTGGTGCATTAGTAGTAAATGCAGGTCAATTTGAAGAAGCAAATAAAAAAGTACAGGCTGGTTTAGGATTAACGAGAGAAGAAAGTTTAAAAGTTAGTGCTGTAGCAAAAGAAGTATGGCGTGAAGGATATGGTGAGGATTTAGCTAGTGTCAGCGATTCTTTAGTTAAAGTAAAGCGTAATATTAAAGATATTAACGATGATGAAACCTTAAAACAAGTAACTCGAGACAGTGAAATCTTAGCGGAAACAATGGAGTCGGATGTAAACGAGGTTACTCGTGGCGCGGCTCAATTAATGGGCCGTTTTGGCTTATCTGGACAACAAGCGTTTGATTTATTAGCACAAGGATCAGCTAAAGGGTTAAATTATTCAAATGAGTTATTTGATAATTTAAGTGAGTATGGTCCTTTGTTCCATGAGATGGGATTTAGTGCGGATGAAATGTTTACGATTCTGATTAATGGTAGTAAAAATGGTGCTTATAATCTCGACTATGTGAATGATGTAATGAAAGAGTTTGGTATCCGTGTTAAAGATGGTAGTAAGTCCACAACAGAAGCGATGGGCCAAATGAGTAAGGAAACTCAAAAGGTTTGGCAAGCAATGTTAGAAGGGAAAGCTACTTCAAAGGATGTCTTCAATGCTGTATTAAATGAGTTACGAACTACTGATGACCAAATTAAAGTAAATCAGTTAGGCGTTGCACTTTTTGGCGTGAAATGGGAAGACCTCGAAGCTACTACTATGTTATCTCTAAACAATATGGAAACGGGCTTAGGAAACTATAGTGGTGCAATGAATAAAATGGTTGACGGTTATGATACAAGTGCAAAGCAATGGAAATCAGTCACCAGAGAATTACAAATTGCATTAGAACCACTTGGTAAGGTGATTCTAGATATTGCTAAACAAGCTATACCGGAACTAAAAGAATCAATTAAAGGTGTAGCAGATTGGTTTAACGGATTAGATGATAGTACAAAAAAAGTATATGGTACATCATTATTATTAGCCCCAGCAGTATTAGGGGTAGTAAGTGCCCTTGGAATGCTTTCTTTTGCTATAGGTGCAATTATAGCGAACCCAATTGTTGCAACAATTGGTGGGGTTGTAATCGGATTAGGTGCATTAGGATTTGCTTTTGCCGAAGCTGGTAAAAAAGCGAAACAAGCAGAAGAAGATAGCAGGAAATACGGCGAGGGTGTAAGCGAAGGTACAAAAAAAGCAATTGAAGGATACGTGAATTTAAAAGAAAAAGCTTTTAAGACGTTAGATGAAATCCCGGTGCTTACTGGGGAAAAAGCAAAAGAAGCTGTACAACGTGCTCATGATGAGTTCGGTAAATTAGCGGATGAAGCCATTCAAGCGATTAATAAAGACAGAGGGAAACTTCAGGCGCATTTAGATAGCTGGTTTTCTGGTGAGACAGATTCAGCAGTATTAAGAGCAAAAGACAAAATTCTTAATGATCAAATGGAAGTATTTAAAGCGCAAGAAGAGGCAGTTATCAAAGCGAACGAGAAAATTCAGAGCTTACTCACACAATATAATGGACAGATATATAAAATGACTGCAGCTGATAAGTCGGTTTTTCTTACAGCTTTAAAAGCTATCGATAGTGAAGTAGGGAAAGCAGCTTCAAAAAGCGTGGATGAGATTCAAAAAATAGGTAAAGCAATGGATAACTTCAATAGCAATACTTCTGTTGAAACAATCCAAGGTAAAGTAAAAGATTTAGGTTCTGAATATAAAAAATTAACGAACGAGTTAGATAAGGCTAGACAGAAAGAAATAGAATTTGCAAAAAGTAAAATAGCTGATACTAAAGGGCAAGAGATTGCGATTGCACAAATTAATAAAAAATACTCTGATCAGTCTATTTTAATAACAGAAGGATATAAACAACAACTTCAACAAGCGCAGGAAGTGTTAAAGTCCAAGGGTATTGAAATGGATTTAACAACGGGTATTACGAAAGCTGAAACTGAAAAAATTAAAATTCAAGGTCGAGGATTTGGCGAATACGTAAAGAATTCAGAGATAATTGAGAGTACGAATGAAAATTTATTTAAAAGGCTTCAAGATAGGGCCGCAAAAGAATCTGATTTACGTAAGAAAAGTGCTGACGAGGTAAAAAGATATGGTGAGGCACTAATTGCCAATTCTAATACTGTTTATGATAGCCTTTTCCAATCAACTCGTGAAAAGGCAGTAGAAGTTGCGAATGATATTGCTGTTACCTTCGAAGATGGAAGCAAAGCAATCGATTTAGGAGATCAGGGTCGGGTTGCAGTAGAAGAATTCGTTGAAGGAATTAAATCTGGGAAGTACAAAGTAAATGATGTAGCAATTGCTCTAATAAATACAATGCGTTTAGAAATGGGGAAAGAACCTTTAACTACAGAAGGTATTAAGGTAATGAATACATTTGCCGATGGATTAAAGCAAATGAATGTTACAGATATTGCAACAAAATTAAACCTGGATCTTAAAAAGAATTTAGAAATTGATTTGGGACCACTCGGTAAAATGACATCTACACAATTTGTAAATGGTTTGAAAGAAGGCACAGTTGGTATTGACGCTGTGTTTATTTTTTTTCAACAACATTTGTCTAAATTAACAGCGACCGATTTATCTCAAGACGGAACCAAAATCATGTCTACTTTAAAAACAGGCATGGAAATGGGATTCATTGGTGTTGAAGATGTCTTGAGACAACTTGGCGTAAGCATGGATGATAAAACAAAATATAATCTTCAAGGTAATGGTGAAGTTACCATTGCGTCCCTTGTGCAAGGTTTGCAGACAGGGCAATTTAATATAGATCAAGCTCTTGAAGTTATTCGCCAAATGGTTGTACAAAAAACAAATGTAGATACGACTCAACAAGGTGCGAATATTTCGCAAACAACAGCCGATGGAATTCGCCAAAATGGTAGTCAGCCAGTACAAGCAGCTAACGAAGTGAAACAAGGTGTGGAGCAAACGCTTGGTTCTACCACAGACGGAAATGGCGGAGCAATGTCTACGGTTTTAATGAGACAATTCATGGCTCAAAACAAACCTAGTATTGTTGGCGAAGCAACAGGTATAAAACAAGGGGTCGAGCAACAATTAGGAAGTACTACTGATAACAACGGTGGTAACAATTCTACATCTATGATGAGGAATGCTATCGCTAACAATCAAGGTAATGTGAACGGGGCAGCATCAGGTGTAAAACAAAGTGTAGAAAATACATTGGGTGCAACTACAGATGGAAATGGTGGAGCTTCTTCTACCCTCATTATGCAGCGATTGATTAATGGGAATAGAGGAACTGTAGTTAATGCGGCAGCAGGTGTGAAATCAGGTGTAGAAAGTACTTTAGGAAGTGCAACAGATGGTGGTGGTGGAGATAAGGCTGGTAATAAATTTGCCAATGATTTAGGTTCTAAGCGCGGAGCAGCACAAGGAAGCGGGGCGAGTGTTGCTGGTGGAGGTTTAGATGGGCTAGGTTCAATCGTCGCAAATTCAGTTGGTCTTTCCTTTGCGAAAGGGTTTGCCTTCGGTATGGACGGTGCATTTTCTCAAGTAAGAGCGAAAGCAGCATCATTGGCAAGCGCAGCATTCAATGCATTAACAGCTACACTTAATGTAAACTCTCCATCGAAGCTTACAAGGGATAAGGGTGGTATGCCATTTGGTGAGGGGTTTGCGGTTGGGATTGGTAAGTCAGCTTATATGGCTGAAAATGAAAGCCGTACTCTTGGGACAAGTGCCTATAAATCCCTTGTAAATACGCTAAAATCTAAGAATTTAGCATTTGCAGGTGTTCAAATGGCGCAAGGACTTGCAGCCGGGATTAAGAGTCAATATTCTGTAGTACGAGATGCCTTGCAGGGTTCTGTTACAGAGGCAATCGATGGCATTCGTTCTATTAAGCCAGAAGAAGTGTTTAGTTTTAAAGGCGATGATCCATTAACAAAGTATTTTAATGCAATCTTTGAGGATGGAGATTGGCAAAACGACTGGGTTACACATATTCCGGAAAGTATGCGTGATATGGTAATGGAAATCGGTCGGCAAATGGAGCGTTTTGAAGGTATGTCAATGTATGACGTGGATAATCTTTCTAGATGGAGAAAAGTGTTAACGGATAACCCTAATGTCATGCAGTATAGACCGGGTGAAGATAATCCAAATAAACAGCCAAACATGCCGTATACAGAAAAGGACCTCAAACAACAAAGACCATTACAAATTTTAATAGATAGAATGGTTCTTGCAGAATTATTAATATCTCCATTGGAGCTATTGCAAGGACAGAAATTTGAGACAGATTTATACAATGCAGGGGTGAGACGATGACAAATCAAACTCTTACAATTATTCAGGAAGATGGTTCTAAGTTTGTTATTTCATCTAATGACAAACTTACTGTTTTAAACTTCCTTCCTAATTCCCCTTTCTATAACACTGGATATGAAAAGTTAGATGGGAGACATGGAGAAATTGATTTAGGTGGAAGTTTTAATTCAAGGGACGATATTAAATCTTTATTTCTCGCAGAACCACATGGGATAGATGACTTTTATAAAGTTCGTAATTTTATGTTCCGTCTTTTTGCTTCGCAATCTCCGTTTTATATTGTTTCAAATAGAGAGCCTGAAAAGCGTTGGAAAGTACGAGTGTCAAGTAAGTATGAAGTAGAACCACAGGCGAACGGAAACTACAGCCTTATAGAAATTCAGTATAAGTCAGCGAATGCTTTTGCTGAGTCCGTGCAATCGACGTTAGAAAAGATGCAAACAGAGTATACAAAAACAACAACTACCTTCTCTATTGAGAATAAAGGGCATGTAGAAATTGATCCAAGGCAAATGCCTTTACGAATTATCTTTAAAGGTGCTTCTGAAAACCTCAAGATTAAAAACAAGACAACGAAAGAAGAGTGGATTTATACTGGCATAACAACGGATAAAGATATAATTGTTATAGATCAAGTGAGAAGTACGAAAAATAGTTTGTCCATCGTTCGAGATACAAATAAAAAAGTAATAACTTTACAGACAGGAATAAATGAATTTGAAATCACAGGCGCTAAAGGCGCTTTTTCTATTTCATTTGATTTTCGGTTTCAATATCTGTAGAGAGGAGGTGCGAGTTTGAATGTAGTTACAGTAACTGATATAGCAGGAAATACGGAGATACTAACAGGGTTTCCAACTATAAATAGAGTTCGTAGGGTGAATGGGGAAAAGGGAATCAGTTTTTTACTATATCCTACAGAAGAAAATACACATTCCTTTTCGTTGGTACAAGAAGAAAGCAAAATTGAATTTGATGGTGAAGTTTATATTGTAAAGCATTTAACGGAGAGAACTATAGAAAGTAAGTTTTACAAAAAAGTTGAATGCATTCATGAATTTTACGTAAATATGTTGAATAAACAACAGTACAAAGTTCACAATGGCAGCATGACGTTTCGTGATGCTGTAGATTTTGTATTCGAAGGAACCGGTTATCAAACAGCAATTATTGATCAGTTTTACGCACAAGATTTTCAAGAGTTTGGAAAAGATAATCGCTTGGCGTTACTAAAAAAAAAATTAGAGCGTTATAAGGCAGAAATATCATTGCGTGGAAATCTCGCAAGTTTTAAAGAAAAAATAGGGGAAGATACTGATTTTCAGTTTCGGTACAATTTCAATATCAAAACATTTGAAAGAGAAATTGATACAAAGCCCCTTGCGACTTATATTCGTGGATATGGTAAAGACGGGTTAGAGAGAGAATACACCAGTCCGAATGTACATAAATTTGGGCTAATTGAAGCGGATTCCATAGATGACGAACGTTTTACAACCATAGATGGATTAGACAAGGCATTAAAAGAAAACCTACAGGACACGCCAGTTGTTAGTATGACAATTGACTTTATAGATTTGAGAAAAGCCGGATACCCTTACAATGTGCCGAATGAAGGGGATCGGGTTCTTTTAATTTATGAGCCAATGGATATTGATATTGAAACCAGAATTATGGAGATTGAGGAAGTATTTAATGTGAAGTTAGAGCCGATTGCATGTAGGGTTACACTAGCTAACTATAAAAAATCTTTTGGTGGGACACTTTTTCAAACTGTACAGAAGGCAATGAGTGGCGTTGTAAATGAAGATGGGAAAATTAAATACAATGCCTTAGATGAAGGAGTTAAACGTGCAAGTGAAGCAATTAAGAATGCTCAAACAGAATTAACATTTGAGAATGGCATACTTGGCATTAATCCTATAAATCCAAATAACCTTGTGGCTCTAAACAGCGCTGGATTTGGTGTTAGTAGAGATGGTGGGAGAACCTTTAAGGAAGCTATTACTTATGAAGGGATTGTTGCTTCAGTAGGTGTTGTCGGTCAATTTGAAGCAAATAACATTAAGGTTGGACCGGGTACATTTTTTGAGGATGGTTATGATCCTTTTAAAGTTTCTAATAGGCTAGATACTTTAATCGATAATTTATCAGAAGATAACGTAATTACAGTAATTGAAAAACAATTTCTAAGTGCAGAGTGGGTAAAGATCCAAAACGAGTATAGTTCCACCATACAGATAGCGGAAGGGTATTGGAAACCGGACGAAAAGATTTTCGAAAGAGACATGTATACACAAAGATATGAAGAACTGAAGAACTTTTTAACCGTTGAACATGACGAAAATAATAAGGCAGCCATTTTATCGCCAAGCAATATGATAAAAGATTCCGTTATCAATGGTGACAGATATAAAAGTTGTTTAACAAATTACTTTGAATCTAGAAATAAGATGAATGAGTTAATCTTGTTTCGTACAAAAGAGATTGCTGATACAGCTCAAAAAAATGTAGATGAAGTAACGAACCATATTGTATATAAGGTAGAGATTCGAAGTTCGAACGGAACAACATTTAAGAACGGTCAAATTAGTACAGAACTTGAGGCGCGTGTGTATCACGGAGCAACAGACGTTACGAATACAATTGATTTTATATATAAATGGACAAGAAAGTCCGCTGATTCGCTAGGGGATAACACATGGAATAAGGCGCATGAAAACGCTGGTAATAAAGTCGCTATTACAAATTTAGATGTAAATATACGAGCTACATTTGCATGTGAAATAAAGAAATTATAACCGGAAGGAAGATGAAGAATGGCAGTTTTAGCAAGTGGTCAAATTACTTTAATTGATTTGAACGATGCAAAAAGTTTAACGGGGTACATTGGATCAAATCAGGCGAAAGTACAAATTTTTAACCCAAATGGAAATACGTATACGCCTAACTGGACAACAAATAATATGATATTAACTCCGTCTTTATTTGTATCAGGTACAGCAACAGATATTATCGGACAAGCAAAGAGCATCACATGGTATGAACAAGGTAACAACACGCCAATCGCAAATGATACAAATTATTCAATTGGTACTGGAGTTGGAAAACCACTCACAATTAAGGCGAATATTTTAGCGTCTAAAAATCAGCAAGTATATCTCTGTGAAGTGGTATGGACTGATCCATCAACAGGATTGGATATCACATCCAAACTGGATATTGAATTAGTCAAGGTGACGAACGGAACGAATGGAGCAAATGGTAGCAATGGTGCGAACGGTCAAAACGCTATTGCTGCATATGTATGGGCGCCAAACGGGAACATTTTTAGAAATAGCGCAGGAAGTCTTATCGCAGAATGTGATGTGTTTAATGGCTCCACGCAGCAAACAACAGGTGTTACATATCAATGGTATAAACAAGATGCTTCCGTTTCTACGGATCAAGGCGGAGGTGTTGGATGGTTAAAACTTACTTCCACAGCAACAGGCGGAGGAACAAGCGGACATACTACTGATAAATTAACAATTCCAGCTGGAGCTGTAGCAGGGATGGCATCTTTTAAGTGTATTGCCACTTATAGTTCTAAAACGTATGTAGATGTTGTTACCTTTGCAGACCAAACAGACCCATTGCAAGTAACACCAATAGCACTTACAGGAAATGTTTTTAAAAACGGGCAAGGTATGGTACAAGCTATTGCGAAAGTGTACCAAGCCGGAGCAGAAGTAGATGCAGCCGGAACAAAATATCAATACAAATGGTACTTATATAATGCAGGTGGAACGATGGTTCCAAATTGGGGCGGAACAACAAATTACAAAACAGGAAAAACACTTACGGTGCAAGCTTCAGAAATCACTGGTAAAGGCACTGTAATTTGTGAGATTGAGTAGGTGATGGTGTGCCAAAAGCAACAGGTTTTTTAACGTTAATTGATTTAAACGATGCACTAATTAGTGGTTCAGCTCCTAGTAATCCAACTACAGGAACACTATGGATAGATTCGTCTGTTAAACCCAACGTTATGAAAATGTGGGATGGGAAGAGTTGGGTAGTTCAATCCCTAGACTTAGCATCTTTAGATAAGGATGCAAATGACAAAATCGAAAATGCAGCTACTACTCTTTCAAACCTTGCTGACGATTCGAAGATTGATATTACAGAAAGAAGTTACGTGAAAGATAAACTAGCAAATATAATCGGATCTGTTTTGCCTGATACAGCAAATACCTTACCAGTCGCTACGACTTTAGATAGTGGAGGGAAAGGTGAGTTTTACTCTGTCCGAAAACAGGCAATCAATATTGGAATACCAACTTCAGATACAAACTATATAGCTGTAGCAACTCAATACACAAATTTAAAAACGTATCTAGAAGCTCTTACACCGATTGATGCATGGGATACATCCATTGGTAATAAAGACAAGGTTATCCCGATTAATCCTACCGTGTGGCGTGATACATGGCTTAAATACTATCAAGCTATAGACGTACTAAGTGAAGCTATCCAAGCAAAAGCGAAAAATAATGTGGATGAGCAAACCGCTGGTGGTAGTAACATGTTAAAAAATACAGCGGACTTTATTGCGAATAGGCTGTGGGGAGACAATGGTCAAGGTGGCGGTGTTCCAGATAGTTCAATTTTATATAACGGAAAGAGAACATTGAGGGTTCCTATGCCGCAAGGGGTTAAGTACCTTGAACCTAATATACCTTTAAAAAGAAATACCTATTATACGTATTCTACAATGGCATACGGTTCAGCAGCAGGAAATGGAACAACGGTAACTCCACTTCATTTTTGGGCGCATACAGCAAAAGATACAGCTGGGCAAATGGTTGAAATTATTAAGTATGATCAATCATTTTTATCAAAACAGTGGAAAAGGTTATACGTCACTTTTTTAACACCGAAAGATAAGGATTTATATTTTTCTCCTTATATTTTTAATGGGATGGCATCCGGTACATTAAATGTAATTGAGATGGCATTTCAAGAGGGGAGTATAGTAACGGGCTGGACAGAAAATCCGGATGAAGTACGAGAGAAGATTGAAAAGATTCAAACCGATTTACGTCTCACAAGCCCACTTCCAACAACAATCACCTTAGATTCAAATGGGATCACAGCAAATACAGGAAAATCAGATTCTTTTGCAAGAATGGACTATCGTGGTGTTTATACGAAAAAGGGTGCTATACACATAGAACGAGAAGATGGTTACAATTTAATCATAAATGGGGTAGCCAATTTTGATATGAATGTTAGCTCTCATGAACCACCATTTATGTCCCCGGGTGTGAATTATAGTGCCTATTGGTACGCGACACGAAATACAACATGGTCAAATTGTAATTACTATACATTTAAACATACGGGGAGATATTTAGTTTTTGCATTAAGTCTTGCGATTGATCCGGGTTCAGCGGCACAAGTGAAAATAACCGATGTAGACGGAAAGGACTTATGGTACACCATTCATAGTAAAACGATTGCTGATGATTATTATGTAAATGCTATGATTGATCTGGGTGTACCAACAGGAAATATGAAGTATATCTATTTGAAATTAGCATCCAATAGTGCAAATAACACCGCGTATGCAAGGTTATTAAGTGCGTGGCAAGAAAGGTGATGAAAATGGAAATTAAAGAAAAATATGAACTGTATGAACGATATAAAACATGTGTTTACTGTGATTCAGATGATGCAGGGAATATAACGAGGTTAGAATGTGGACAGCATATTATACCGAGTAGTGATTATATACATTTCTTCCGAGTTGATCGCTATGTAACTGACACTATACAAAACTATAAGGTTGTCTGGAATGGAAGGGTTGCAGAGTTACAGGCAATTGATTTAGAAATAGAAAAATCAGTAAAAGCAATATATTTCGCCCCTACAAAAGAAGAATTAGAACGAGAAAAGGCAGAGATGGAAGCGAAAATTAAAATGCTTGAAGAACAAATAGCAGCACAACAAGTCGCACCAATCGAAAAAGAATAAACCAAAGAGGGACAGTTAAATATGTCGCTCTTTTTTTATTGCCTAAAAAGGGGTGGTCAAAGTGGAAGGATTACAAGATGTAAGAAATGATGTTCAAGAAATAAAGCAAGATATCAAGGACATTCGTTTGGAAATTAAAAGTTTAGAGATGCGAACTACTGGTAACGAAAAAGACATTATTAATATCACTAAACAGTTAGATAAGATCGGTGCAAATACTACCTGGATCTTACGTTTAATTGTTGGAGGAATCGTTGGAGGTATCCTCACTCTTTTAATGAAAGGAGGTGGTATGTAATGGTTGGTTTAGCCGTAATGATTGGAATTGTAGTTGGTCTGTCGCAGATAGTCAAAACAATTGGATTACAAACAAAATATGTTCCGTTATTAAATGTAACGCTTGGCATTGTGCTAGGCGTTTTATTTTTGGACGGAGACATAAAAACAAATGTATTTCAAGGAATCATCATTGGATTGTCAGCAAGTGGATTATTTGATCACACAAAAATTATGAAAAAGGATGTTGATGCTAAATGAAAAAGACAATGAAACATATTACCTCGTTTCTTATGATTTTAGTACTTGCTAGCTCGTTTGCTACAAGTGCTTTTGCTGATAGAACGCTTATTATTCCTGATTTACCTAAACAACCATATCGTTACGGTGTTGGTGCATACGAGGGAGTTGTAGCTCATTCTACGGCGACTCCAGAAGCTCCAGCTATTAACATTCAAAAATATGAGTCTCGTACATGGAGAAATGCATTCGTTCATTATGCAGTAGATTGGAATGAAACAATCCAAATTGCTGATACAAAGTATATTGCTTATGGTGGTGGACCAGGAGCAAATAAACGCTTTGTACATGTTGAACTTTGCGAAACAGCGGATTACGATAAATTCAAACGCAGCTATGATAAATACGTGAAGTTACTTGCTAAAATCCTTCGTGATCGTGGTATATCTGTGGAAAAAGGATTATGGACTCACTATGATGTAACGAAATACCTTGGTGGAACAGATCATGAAGATCCACTTGACTACTTAAAGTCTCATGGCGTTTCAGAAGCTCAATTTAGAGCAGATGTACAACGAGCATATAACAATTCTAATGTGGATGTTTCTGTGCCTGAAAAGCCATCTAAACCGGTAGAGGTACCGACAGCGGTAACAGATGGAATTGCTTATATTGAAGGCTACAATGTTAATTTACGTAAAGGGCCAGATACAAGCTATTCTAAGATTCGTCAGTTAAATAAACCAGAATCTTATGTTGTATGGGCTGAAAAGGATGGTTGGTTAAATCTTGGTGGAGAGCAGTGGATCAAGAACGATCCATCTTATGTGAAATTCGAAAAGAAAAGTAAAGTGGATTCGTCTATTGTAGGGAAACGCGTTGTATCTAAAGTTAACAATCTACGTTTCTATGATGCTCCATCTTGGCAGGATAAGGATGTTGCTGGCTCTGTAGATGTAGGATTAGGATTCACAATCGATGCGAAAGTAAGTGTTAACGGTTCGCCACAATATAAAGTGCACAATAGTAAAGGTAAAACATACTATGTAACAGCTAATGAAGCCTATGTGTATGTGAAGTGAAAAAGAGCCGTCCTTAATTGGGCGGCATTTTTTAATTTATATTCACTAATTCATCAAATTTAAATTCTGTATTTAGTCCAAATGCATCCGTACAATAAATAGTTTTTAGCATTGGTTCTATATGTTGAACATTTATGTACATGTCATGAATCAAACCATCGCGGTAATAAGAAATTAGAATTTCTTCATGAGTTTGCATTGAATGAATAAGACTACGTTCAATCTGTTCTTGCATGTCCTCGGAAACAATTGGTTTCGGCACTTTATTTAAATCATCTAGTATTTCTCTAATCCCCGCAAACTGTTCCGGCATACTTGCGAAGGGAGTCCACTTAACCATTCCTCTTCCTTTTATCTTCGGTGTTCCCCAGTTTTGATTTTCCATGATGATAATCCCCCGATTCGTGTAATTTATGATTATTATACACGAACATTAGTTCTGTTGTGAAGTAAAAAAAACCGTCAATTGACGGAGGTATTACTTATAATTTTTCAGATGAGCTAGCTTTATTTTCTTTTTTTCTTTCTTCAATTTTCTTTTTCACTTCATCTGGAATAGCTATATCTATATTACCTTTTGCCTTTTTGTAATCCTGTAACAAGGTATTAGCGTTTTCGTTAAACTTTAACAAACTACCACTAGGTGATTTAACTTGTTCATTTAGAGCAGTTATAATCCCATAAACTTCTTTATACTCTTCATATGTTTCCTTATATTTTTTAGGTTCTTCATTTGCCGCTTCTGAAACAACCTTCAAATTTTCACCCATACTATTATACATTTCAGTAATTCCCGTAATGATCGTTGCTGAGTTTTTTAATTCCGTATTAACAGCAAGGGAGAAGTCTGTTCGATTGTTAATAGCATTTGACCATGCTTTTGAGTATGTGGAAAGTTGATTTGCTGAAACGTATTCAAAAGCTTCAGCGCTTATATAAAATTCGGTAGCTGCATTCAAATATTTTACATCCCTTTTCTTTTGAGCTTCTAATGCCGCCGCTTCTTCTTTATCAGCATTTGATTTTACAACATTGATACTAACGATGGTCACTATTATTGCTAATATAGCTAATAAACCAATTATGTTCTTCTTTTTCATGAGTTCCCCTCCGAGGTTGATTATGTAAGATTTCGTTATCAGCATAACAGGTTACAATTTTTTTGTTTGTCGTAATTAGTCGTTTGTTCTTTATTAATCATCTTCAATCCAAATATCTTCAACACGCATATTAAGTGCTTTTGCTATACGCATAGCAACTCGAAGCGTCGGTTCGCTTTTTCCTCGGACAATCATACTTAACGTTTGATCTGTTATACCAGCTCGTTTTGCTAATGCAGATTGTTTAATCATTCTATCAGCTAAAATTACTTTTAATTTACAATCCATAAAATCCCTCCTATTAAAACATTCAATCAATTTTTTTAAAAACCTTTTGATTTTTTTATTGGTGGACAAACAAGTTTTTTATTTCTAGTTCATATACCTATATTACTTCCACTTGGAAGCCTAAAAGGAAGAAGAGACAACAAGAGGGGAGAGGGCTGTATGCGTTGGCAGTATAATCACTTAAACACAACCTCATACTTACATCCTTCAAAAGAATTACGGTCTATGTACAATGAATCAAGGTCAAGGGTAGAAACAGAATCTATTCTAAATCACATGAAAAATCATGAAGTTTATGATCGAAAAGAATATAAAGGGTATTTTAGTTTGTCGCAGGTATTGGAAGAAGATCTATATGGTGAGGAAGAAGATGTTTTTAATTGGGAAATTCTAATGAATTGTTATGATGTCGTCCGTACAAGAAAAGGTATTACATTTCGTGAAAAGGAAGAGGAGGATTAAACATGATACTAGCAGGGGAAGCGGTAATTATTTGGACAGCGACAGGCTTGTCAGTAATCGCGATGAAGGCAGCAGAGAAAATGGGGAAGAGTGTTCCTCATTGGCTTCCACGTATCACCTTGTATACAACGCTCGCAGGCTCGTTCTTATATCTTCTACGTTATGTTCTAGTTATGTTTCTATGAAGGAATACAATGTGGAAGGTCTGGACAATAGGAATGGTATAAGAAAATGCTTGTCCTGTTATATTCCAAAAGAGTGCAATGTTATCCTTATAGGATATCTAAGGGGGAATGTTTATGCTGGAGTTACTAATGGTCCCTGCAGCAGCGTTAACTTTCGCATTAGTAAATGATAAGTTCAAACGAAAAGATGTTGATAAAAAGAAGATTCAAGTCTTTTTTGAAGTGAGTGGAATCGCTATTAAAAAAGAAGATAAGCTACATTATCCAAAATTTCAAAAGCAAGTTGATGATGATCGTAGTACAACATACATTTACACATTACCTGTAGGTATGCCGAGTAAAATTATTCAGAAGGTCGAGGATGTTGTGAGTGAGGGGTTAAACAAACCTGTTCGGATCCATTATGATAACTACAAATTAAGTATTCGAGTATTTCATAAAGACATACCAAATAAGTGGGAATGGTCAAAAACATTAGTTGAACGAGGGAAATGGCTTGTACCTATAGGGCAAAGCTTAGAAGAGTTAATTTATCATGATTTTGATAAAACACCACACATGACTTTAGGTGGCTTAACACGTATGGGGAAAACCGTATTTTTAAAAAATGTAATGACATCTCTTATTACGGCACAATCAGATCATACTTATTTATACATTGTCGATTTAAAAGGCGGTTTAGAATTCGGACCATATCAAAATTTGAAGCAAATTGAATCTATAGCAGAAAAGCCGATTCAAGCATTTCAAGTTTTAAATACAATTCTTGAAAAGATGGAAGAGAAGATGTGCTATATGAAGGAAAGGCACTATACAAACGTTGTAGAAACAAATATAAAAGAACGGCATTTCATTATAGTTGATGAAGGAGCTGAACTTTGCCCTGATAAAAGTATGAGTAAAGAGCAACAAAAAATATTAGTTGCTTGTCAGAGGATGCTTTCTTATATAGCGAGGATTGGCGGGGCACTTGGTTTCAGATTAATTTTTTGTACTCAGTACCCAACAGGAGATACGTTACCACGACAAGTTAAGCAAAATTCAGATGCAAAGCTAGGCTTCAGATTGCCAACACAAACAGCTTCTCAAGTAGTTATAGATGAATGTGGATTGGAATCGATTAAAAGTATACCTGGGCGAGCGTTGTTTAAAACGGATAGGTTAACAGAGATACAAGTACCTTATATTTCAAATAAAACGATGTGGAATGTACTAAAACAATATGAGGTGGAGAAACATGAATATACAAACACACATCAAATTGAATCGTCAAATGATGATTCTGACCTCGATTAGAAAGCTGAAATTTGCTACACGTAGACATTTAATGGCCATACATGATTTAGGTGGTATAAGAAATGCAAACCGTATATTAAAGGATTTAAGCTCATTTGTTAATAGTACAGTGTATAAAAAAGAATATGTATATTACTTAAATAAAAAAGGTCGTGCGCTATTTGATGATACAGAAAAAATAGTACCAACAATTCGATTAGCGCACAGCCTTATGAGAAATGAAGCATGGCTCTATCTGTTTTGTCCGGATGACTGGCAGATAGAAACACCTATACGTTATAAAATAGATGATAAAAAGAAGACAATTATTCCGGATGTTAAATTCCGAGATGAAGAAGATATATTAAATGCTGTTGAAATAGATCGTACACAGATGATGAATGTAAACAGCGAGAAAATGAAAAGGTATGGTGAATTTACAGCTTACTACAAAAATAAATATAAGGGTAAAATACCGATCATTCATTTTTTCACCTTAACGGAATACAGGCAAAAAGCTTTAGAACAAATTGCAATGAAACATGGTGTATATGTAAAAGTATATGTAATCCAGGAAATTTAA